CGACCGTATCCTATCGGAGTACGGCACAGACTCTGCACTAATGGGTCGAATTACACCGGTTCTCACGTGTAATTACACCAAAGGTGACAGACATGGAAGGAGAGAGGCTCAGAGCCCATTTTCCCTGTTCCCTAGACCAGAATTGGAAGTCGCTTAGGACACGACTTCTTGGGTACTGGCCCATACCGGAGCTAGCCGTAGCTTCGGTCTCTGTCCGATCCCACCTCTCCAATGAGTGTAGGGTGACGGCGCTTCAGTAAAGTACTGAAGTAGGACAGAGTCGTCAACGATCTCGCTGATCTCCCGCCGAGAGCTCACGCCCATAACGAGGACCTCATCTCTCTGCAAGTACTGGTTCACCCTGCGCTTTAAACCGCATAGTGATGCACCTGCAAAGGCAGCAAAACCGGTAACTCCAGAATCGACTTTAACCGTAGGGAACCCTTTCCTACGGATGGTCGACGCGATGTGCTCCGCTGTAGCCCAGTATCCTCTTTTGTAAAAGGAATTCCGAACCTCCAAAGCACTTACTATCGATTCTGGATCGTCCGTCGTTGGGCTGCGCCAGTATACCGGGGTAATATCAACCCCCCGGTAGGCGTCAACTCCGCATGACTCCCTGAAATTTCCATTCCAGTAAGACTTAGCAGTGTTAACCTTGAAGTGGAGCACCTCAAGTGCCGAACAACATAGACTCCTGCTATCCATGGGAACAACCAGGTCGTCCCCAAAGACGGCAACCTCCGAGCTGAGAGTCCTCAGATTCTCAACAGTCACCCGCATACGCCGCTGGGTTGCGACGGAAGCTAAGACGATCGCTAAGAACCCTAGTGACTCGACTGGGAAGGTACAAGCGCTACCCATAGTGCTAAACTTCTTCAGCACGATCACCGCAGGCACATCGTGTGCAAGGTCTTGTGTGATCTGACGGGTACGTGAACTTCGAAGGGCCTCCAGCAGTCCAAGATTGCTCCTGAAAAGCTGGCCAACGAAGTGGCAACTAACACGATCGCTAGCACTCGACAAGTCAAGTGTTGCAAGCGTGCCTGTCTCAGACGCCAGTTTACAGAGGTCTTGGTTCCTAGTTTGATCCCGAAAGCGGATAAACTCGGCCATCCAAGATTCTTGTACCCTGGTACAAAAGTAGTGCCAGATGTTTTGTTGACACCACATGTGCTCAGTCGGCTCAGCGGCTATTAACCGTGGCTTCGTGAGTGTCTTTGGGACAGATATCATCCGTGACGAGGGATCGGTGGTTCCGATCTCTCTGGACGATAACAGATGCCTCCCCCAACTAGAGTAGTTGTGAAAGCCACAATCGGCTATGGGGAACACACTTTCCAAGCGGTCTGACCAGTTGACAAATTCATACTTGTTCACTGATCCCTTACGCTCGGAAACAACGCCTGGGCCGTGTCTGAAACGCCAATCTGAAGGGCTGTAAGGCCCAAGATGTGCGCTCATCAATCCAGATACCAAATCCAGATTTTTGAGAAAGACTTTGAGCTCCAATCCTAGGGCAAGCGCCCGCGCCTCGTAGATCTCCGATCTACTGAAACCTTGGTAGGTCTCGACGCAGTAAGACGCCTCCTCGTTCTCCCAGAAGCTTTCAGGCTCCGGAAGTTCAAGGTCAACCTCAAGAAACTGTCTGACCTCGTTAGAGACCAGGTCCTTGGGACAGTCAAGCTTAGCCTTCTTAGCCAGAAAATAAACCTGGCGCAAAAGAAGCAGAGCTTCGACATCGTAGTCTCCTTTCAGATCACCAGATTCGCAAAAGATAAGCGACCAGAGCCCTTGGAGGAACTCTGGGTACATAATGCACCGCGGGCACCGCTTTGTCAGCGGCATCCCAGTTACACTAAACTTACCTTCTGAAAGGCACCGGTCAAGGTGCTTTCCAACATCAGGGAGGTCCACACAAAATAGGTGGATACCTCGATCCGCTGCGAGTCTGACGAGAGTTTGATAGTCCTTATCAAAACTATCTCGTTGTGCAGGAAAGGTGTTACCTATGTCTCTGAAAAGACTCTGGTACACCAACAGTAACTCCTCAACGTGGCTTTTAGACATACTTCCACTTTCGAAAGGAATGCCTCCACAAACTTCGACCGTAACGCCTATATTCAAAGAGAAATTTCATCTCTTTTTGGTATAAACCGTTCAGTTGTGCCCAAATGTCCGCTCTCTGAGATCCTAAGGTTAGCCGGATTGTCACCCGGCTCAGAGAGCAATACTAAGTACTCAGGGGTTGACCCCCCTCTCCCTAGTATGGAGTGTTAGGACTCCCAACCTAGCAGTTTGATCAAGTTTGCGTTGGTAGCCGCCGTAACGCTGACTGAGGTTTCGACCCAGCCAACAAGCGCATTACCAACTTCGACGAACGTGTCACCCGGGAGTACCGAGGTCGTAAAGCTCGCCGTATTCTCGAATTCCGCAACCGTGGATGTGGCGAATGTTAATTTCGTCGCCGTCACGTTGTGTCTGTCGTATGATACGCCAGACTTCGTGAAGTTCGAATGCCGAACTTGCACGCGGTATGACACCAGAGCTTCTCGAAGGTAATACTCCGACGAGTACCCGTCCTGGTTAACCAGGGGGAGGGTCTTTGAGCCTGCTGCCAAAGCCAAAACAAACGTACTTCCAAGCATAAAAGGAGTCTCTCAATCCAGAGGGTGTGATCAAACGTTGACGCAGCTGCGATCCAAGGAGCGTATTATGGCTCCCGGTTCAGCTTAAGCCTCGTAAGACCGCCAATGAACCAAGAATCGACCACTGCCCGCTAGTAAAAACAGGCATCATTGATGGCGCGAACGGCAGGATAGGTGAGACGAGGAGTCTCTGCTTCCTATCCTCCGACTGGATATGCTCACCCGAGGGTTTGCACCATGCCAAGTCGGAACTACTGGTTAATGGTTCTACTCGGGCCGTAGCCGTCGTATGGCGCATTACACAGATGTCACCCCACGTAAGTGGTATGGTGTTATTCGTAGCATCCATAATTGTGGACACATGAAGAAACCAATCCACGAACCAGCTCCAGGGCATTACCTGCCAAAGAGCTTGTAACGCGTCCTGACACGTGATCCCGTATGTCAATTGTTGAGCTTTAACCCAAAGGGGGTCTAACTCTAAACCAACACCCGTAATCGACACACCAGTACTAAGCTTCCACTTAACAGTGGTCCACACCTTTTCAGTGTAAACAACTGTGCGCCTACCTTGGATGTTGGCCCCCACAGACTTCATTGCGACAGTCGATGGGGAATCCTGATCCGTGGTATTACGTATGGTTGCCCTCCGCTTTAGTACACGATCTCCACTCTGAAGACGCGAAAGCCACACTATCCGCTCGAACGCGGCATTGTGAAAGCTGAACATCTTCTGAATGTCACTCACGAGGGGTCTCCAACCCCAGCGGAACCAGAGAAGAGCTTTCGGCCCGAAGGTCAAAAGGTTATCCAGATCCTCGCCAGCCTTGAGTTTGTATGCACGCTCGAATAAACGAGTTGCCTTGCGCACAAATGCCCGATCAGTTAGAT